CGCATCACGTCGCCCACAGCGGCGACCAGTACGGCCACAGCGGCCGGCACGGCCAACGCGGCCTACCAGATAAACACGGGCGCGGACAAAAGCTTCATCGACTTCGGGTGGGGCACGGGCACTTGGGGCTTGAGCACTTGGGGCACGCCTCGTCCGCCTTCTGCTTCGTTGCAGCTCTTGTCTCAGGTTTGGCAGTTCGACAACTACGGAGAAAAGCTGATCCTGCAATACGTGGACGGGGGCATTTACGAGTGGGATCCTGCCATTGGGTTGAGTGTGCGGGCCACGGCTATTTCAGGGGCTCCGACCAAGAGCAAATACGCTCTGGTGTCCACGCCGGATAGACACTTGGTGTGCTTTGGGACCGAGAGCACGATCGGTACGCCAAACACACAGGATCCGATGTTCGTGCGCTTTTCCAATCAAGAGGACATCAACACCTTTGTGCCGACGGCCACCAACACGGCCGGCGGACAACGGCTCACGGACGGCAATGAAATCATCACGGCCCTGCGCTCACGCGGCCAGATTTTGATCTGGACGGACACGTCGCTTCATGGCCAGCAGTATCTTGGGCCGCCCTACACCTTCGGTTTCCAGCAGTTGGGAGCCAACTGCGGGTGCATCGGGCCGCATGCAGCGGCGGACGTCAACGGCGTGTCGTATTGGATGAGCAAGGACGCGTTCTTTGTCTTTGACGGCACGGTGAAGAAGATCCCTTGCACGGTTCAGGACTATGTGTTCAAGGACATCAACATCGTCCAAGCGCAGAAGGTCCACATCGGGATCAACACGCAGTTTAACGAGGTCACGTGGTGGTATTGCTCGTTCACCAGCGACTACATCGACCGCTTCGTCACCTACAACTATCTGGAGAACGTCTGGTCGATCGGATCGATGGCGCGCACGGCTTGGGCAGACATCGGGACGTTTGAGAAGCCGACTGCGACGGAGTACGACCCTGAAAGCACTGCTGCGACTTTGACCACGATCTACGGCCTCACGGCAGGCCGATCGGTGCTGTACAACCAAGAAGACGGTGTCAATGGCGCAGGCGCACCGATCGCAGCCTACATCTACTCCGGCTACTTCGACATTGGCGACGGCGACGACATGTTGCTCATGAGCCGATTCATCCCGGACTTCAAGAACCAGGTTGGCAATCTGACGGTCAGGCTGTTGCTGCGGGCCTTCCCGCAAGCCAGCGCCAGCCCCAGTTCGCTTGATCCGTACGTTATCGCTCCTGGTACGGAAAAGGTGGATACGCGGGCGCGAGGGCGACAGATTCAGCTTCGCATTGAAAGCGATGAGTTGGACAGCAACTGGCGCTTTGGCACGATGCGGGTTGACATACAAAAAGACGGCTTGCGATGAGCAAGATCACCAACGTCCGGCTGCCCAACGCGTCGCAGCAATACGACGCGGCGCAGTTCAACCAGCTCGTGCGATCGCTCGAGCAGGTTATCTTTCAACTCAACAACACCTACACCCCTGTTGTCAGCGACAACATCGCGGCGGCCGCCACGTGGTCCGCGAACCGTGGTGCAGGCGGCGGGTTTGCTGGTGGGATTCGAGGGTTCCAGAACAGCAACGGCATCATCTTGCCCAATGCGATGATGATCTCCGAGGATGATCAGGCCAACGCCAGCATCACAGGGGAGAATTTGCTGACCCTGACGCCGGCGTTCTCCAACGGCATCACGGTGACCAACAACAGTCGCATCAAAGTACCATGCGCTGGGCAGTACCTAGTGACTTTTACGCTCCAAGTGACCAACCGTGGCAACACGGCGGCGGAGTTCGAGGTCTGGGTCAAGGACACAGGCGTCAACTATGCCTTGAGCAATACCCGTTACGACATCCCGGCTCGTAAGAGCTCTACCATCTGGTCGCATGTGGTCCCGGCGGTTACCGGCATTTTCACCGTGGACAATCCGGCCAACGATTATCTGGAGATCGCGTGGTGGTCCGACAGCCTTGACGTCTATCTTGAGCACTACGCAGCGGGCACTTCCCCCACGCGCCCGGCCATCCCTTCGGTGATCCTCACCATCAACTTCGTATCGGCGATGTGACATGGCCAACAAGTATCTGCGCAAGTACGCAACACCGGCCGCCACAACGGAATCGACACTTTACACAGTGCCGGATGCCAATGTAGCGGTCGCCTCGTCCCTTCGGGTGACCAACGAGAATGCGAGCACTACAAGCTTGACGGTTGCCGTCTATCCTGGTGGTGGCGGCACCAGCTACAAGCTTTTGAAGACCTATGCGCTGCCCACGAATCAGACGATGGACGTGTTGTCGGGTGTTTCGTGCATCTTGGAAGCTGGCGATGTCTTGAAGGTGACCTCAAGCGTTGCAGACGTCGATTTCTGGCTTTCCTACTTGGAAATTGACCGGACTTGACAGTGGACAGGGCCCTATGACCTATCAGATAATCTCAGCCAATCTCGCGTCCTTTCCCGGCGCGCAGCCCTCGCTAGGGCTATTGGCCAGTCAAGGAAAGGAACATCATGGAAAATGAAGGGATCATGGCGCTCCCTATGCCGGGGCCCGAGGAACGCGGATCACGGGCCGAGCGGCCGACCGTAGCGAGCACTGACTCTTACGATGCCGCGCTGACGGCGCTTGGCATGTCCGATCCCAACGCCTTGGCAGGCCTGCAAGGCGAACTCAGCCAGTCTTTGGCCGGCATTGAAATCGCTCCAGAGGAACTCAGCCTCATCATCCAGATGTTTGAGGAGCTGATCAACAATCCTCGCCGCTACAAAGAGCTCCGTTCGCAGATCATCCAACAGGGTGTTGTGGATGCCGGGGACTTGCCTGAAGAATATGACCTCGAGCTTTTGAGCACGATCCTCGCGGTTCTCAACGAGCTAAAGCTCTCGCAGATCCGTGGCGCACAGGCCCCGATGGCGATGGCTCCTGCCATGCAGGAGCCTGCTCCTCCCCCGATGCAGATGGCCGAGGGTGGTCTTGCCGACATGGCGCAGTACCTTGCCTCCAAGGGCCGCCGTGGCGACACGATGCTTGCGCACATCACGCCGGAAGAGGCGGAGATGCTCAAGCGCATGGGCGGCTCGGGGACGATCAACCCCGACACAGGGCTGCCTGAGTTCTACAAGAGGTTCTTCAAAAGAGTTTTCGGTGGCGTAGTGGACGCCGTCAAATCCGTCGTCAACGTAGCCAAGAAGGTGGTGGAGAGCCCTGTTGGGCGGGTACTGGCGACAGTCGGATTGGCCATGGTCCTCGGACCTACGGCCTTGGGCGCGACACTTGGCTCGGCAGGCACAGCGGCGCTGTCAGCCGGTGCAGTGACGTTGGCGGGTGGCGGCAACATGAAAGATGCCCTGATTTCCGGGGCGCTGGGCTACATTGGCGGTGGCGGCGACTTTGGAGGCCTCGGAAGCCCGTTGAAGGGGGTTTCGCAATTCCTGTCTCCAATTGCTGCGCCCGGAACTGCCTTGAGCACTGGCTTGAGCACAGGCCTCTTGGGCACTGGCGCAGGCTTGGCGCTGGGCATGAAGCCTGGCGAAGCACTCCGTTCGGGTGCAATGGCCGGTCTGACCGCCGGGGCGTTGCAAGGTCTCCAAGGCCCGCAACAGCCTGCCGGTGCGGCTCCGCAGGACGCGGCGGCGGCACAACCTGCTGGTGCAGAGGGCGCAGTCCCTGCGTCGCCCACTGCGTCGGCGGTTACTGGGACCGGCGCTCCAGGGGCTACGGGTCCGATCGGCACCGCTGCCGAGCTTGGACCTCCCGGAGGTTCGACGTTCCGGCCCGGAGTCGGTTTCAGCGAATATGCGGCTTCTGGAGCAGCTCCTCCGAAGCCCGGCTTTTTCGACAACATCGGCCAGAGCCTGTCCAACACCTTCTCCCCCAACCGCCCTGGGCTGTCTCCGGATGCAGGGTTCTTCACGCGCTACGGCCCGCTCATGGCCGCAGGTGTGGGGGCAGCCACGCTAGCTGGCGGCATGAAGAAAACTCCCGGCGAGCCCGAGCCTTTGTACAAGACTTCTGCGTTGGAAGAAGAGTCACTAGCGCGCATGCGTGCCCGGCAACAGGATCTAGAGCAGGCGGGCTATGGGTTCTCGAGGAACCGCGCTGAAGCTGCGCCTCGGTCCCCGGTCCTCGTGCCGACGCCCTCGTATGCTCAGATGGAGCGCTCGCCCGTGCCTACCGTCACCCCGACGGGCATCACGAACATGCCGGGCGGCGTTGCGCAACCTTATAACGTAGCAGGGCTCTACGGCATTCCTCTCTTGTACGGGCAACAGGCAGTACAGCGGGCACGCGGGGGTGAGATGAAGATGACGGAGTTCCCGCGCAAGACAGGCCCGATCAACGGTCCCGGCACGGGGACCTCCGACTCCATCCCGGCGATGCTGTCTGACGGGGAGTTTGTCTTCACGGCCAAGGCGGTGCGCAATGCGGGGAACGGCAGTCGGCGCAAGGGCGCGGCCCGCATGTACAAACTCATGAAAGCGCTGGAAGGTGGCGCTGTAAAGGCGTAAAACCATGGCAGACATCACCACCACGCAACAGATTGTCCGCGAAGCGCCGGAAGTCGAGGCGTACAAACTTCGACTCCTTAGCGAAGCAGAGAACCTCGCACAAAACGTACAGGTTCAGCGAGATCCCAATACAGGTCAGCCTGTTATAGACGCCGCAACAGGGCGTCCAAAGCTTGTACCTTCTACGACTCTGGCACAACAACTCCCGCAGTACCAAGTTGCCGGCTTTTCCGACGCACAGACGGCCGCAATCCGAGCCGCAGAGGCACAAGGCGTAGGCGGATACAGCCCTTACATGACGGCCGCCAATCAGGCCTTGTCGGGAGGCCTGAGCACTACTGCTGAAGCCGCCGACGTCCTGCGGGGCGCAGACACACGCAATCAGTTCCGTGACGCGCAACTCGCGATGCAGCAGGCGGGCGGAGCAGCGGCAGGGATCAGTGGGGGCCTTGGGCAAATCGCCCAAGCCACGGGCTTCACCGTTCCGGAGGTTCGAGACGCTCAAGGCAATATCACCCAGCAGGCTCGATATGTCCCAGGGTCCATGGACGTTGCGCAACAGCGCGCGCTCGCTTCTGACACCACAGCACGCTTTACGCCTGCGTTCCAGGACATCAACTCGGGCATTGGCGCGTTGGCCACGGCCCAGAACCTTGCTGGCGCATCGAGCGCCGCGAACCTCGCGCCTGCGACGGCGGCGATCGGGCAAGGCCTGACGGGGGTCTCTGAGGCACAGCGCATGGCCGCTGGGGCCGCTGGCGCAGACTTCTCTGGTTCGCAAGGGATTCTTCAACGCGCGGCGTTGGCAACGGAAGCGGCGGTGCCGCAGTTCGGTGCTGCCCAACAGGCTGTCACGGGAGGGATCGGCCAAGCGGCGACCGCCGCCCAGCAGGCAGCGGCGGCGGCCCAGCAACCAGGGTTCACGCAACAGGGCCAATATCTTGACTTGGCCGCACTGTCTGCGGCAGGCGCAGGGCCGTCTGACTTTGCGGCGGCGCAGCGTCGTTTAACAGGCGCTGCGACTACGGGGCAGCAGGCAGCGGATGCGGCTGCGCTGGCGGCTGCACAGCCGGGCTTCGGGCAAGCTGGCCTACAGGGCCAGCAGGCTGTGCAAATGGCACAGCAAGCGGCTGCACAGCCCGGCTTTGCACGAGGCACTGAGGCGCTCTTTGGCGGGGCGGAGCAGGCGGCCGCTGCCGCGCAACAGCCCGGTTTTGGCCAAGGCATTGCATCTGCGCTCACGGCGGCCGAGCAGGCCCGTATGGCGGCAGCCCAGCCCGGCTTTCAACAGGCGCAAGCCACGGGCATGGAAGCCGCGCGAGCCGCACAGGCTGCTGCATTCCAGCCAGGGCTACAGCAGGGGGTCGGCGCACAGTTCGCCGCAGCACAACAAGCCGCGCAGGCTGCACGTCAGCCGGGCTTTGCGGCAGCGCAGCAGGCGATCCAACAAGGCATCGGCCGCTTGGGCGGTGAGCAGCGGGCGTTTGATCCCACGTCCGCTCAATCCTTCATGAATCCGTACCAGCAGCAGGTGATCGACGAGGCAATGCGCCAGATCAATCGCCAAGGCCAGATCGCGCAGCAGGGCTTGGCAGCACAAGCAGTCAAGTCAGGTGCCTTTGGCGGCACGCGTGAAGGCGTGCAGCGGGCGGAGATGGAACGCGGGCTGTTGGAGCAGAAGTCCAGCACGATCGCAAACCTCTTGAACCAAGGCTACACGCAGGCGCAAGCCAATGCAATGGCAAGCTTTGAGCAACAGCAGCAGCGCCAACTGAGCGCCGCACAGGGCATCGGTCAGCTTGGTACACAGCAGGCCGCTGTCGCAGGCCAACAAGCGGGGCTCGGCCAGCAGGCAGCGCAGCAGCTTGGACAGGCAGGTGCTGCCCAGACCGCAGCCGCCGCGCAGCAGGCCGCTCTTCAACAGCAAGGCGCGCAGGCCCTTGGCACGCAGGCAGGGCTTCAAGCTTCTATTGCAGCGCAGCAAGCGGGCCTCGGTCAGAGCGCCGCGCAACAGCTCGCACAGGCCGCGCAACTGCAAACGCAGACCGCTGCGCAGCAGGCAGGGCTAGGCCAGCAGGCGGCACAGATGACGCAGGCGGCTGGCACTGGGGCGATTGGAGCGGCCGCGCAGCAAGCCGGCCTTGGGCAGCAGGCCGCACAGCTCCAGGCTCAACAAGCAGCGCTCACGGGCCAGCTCGCGGGCCAGCAGGGCCAGCTTGGATTGCAGGCGGCCGCGCAGCAGTTCCAGCAGGCGGGGTTCGATGCGCAGACGGCCATGCAGATGGCGCAACTGCAACAAACGCAACAGCAGCAGGCGGCGCAGCAGTCGCAGTTGATGTCAGGAATCGGTCAGCTTTACG